CGATAACACAGTTAAAGGATCCTGTAACTGGGGCAATCACAAACGCAAACCCAGAAATACAATTTATATATAATTTATTAAAAGATGCTAGCATAGACGTACAGTCAGAAGGTTGGCATTTTAACAAAGAGTATCATTTAGAATTTCCAGTAGATTCTACTACTAACAAAGTTACTATTGCAGCAGATATAGTTAAGTTAGATGCACACAACAACTGGCACGAAAGAAAATATAACTTTGTAAGACGTAAAGGAGTACTCTATGATAAGATAACTCACACAGACGAGTTCCCTGACGTAGAAAAGTTTGTACTAGATGTTACAAAAATATATGAGTTTGAAGATTTACCTCCAGTTTTCAGAAGACATATAACTTACAGAGCATCTAGAATGGCAGCTACTCAGCTTGTAGCTAATCCACAACTTGTACAACTACTACAAACTCAGGAAGGTCTCAGCAGAGCTAGTCTTATGGAGTACGAATGTAATCAAGGTAATCACAGCATGATGGGATTCCCAGATGAGACTTCATATACTACATATCAACCTTGGAGGAATTTAGCAAGATAATGGCAGGCATAACACAAACTATAGCTAGTTTTAATCAAGGTATATCTGAACAGCCAGACCATCTAAAATTTCAAGGTCAGGTAAGGAATGTAGTCAACGCCATACCTGACGTAACCTATGGTTTATTTAAAAGACCGGGTGCAGCCAGAGTAGGTACTGCACCATTGTCTAGTGTACAATCAAGTGGTTCATGGTTTCACTATTTTCGTGATGACAATGAAGGTGCATATGTTGGGCAAGTAGATTCAACTGGTATACTAAGAGTATGGAAAGCTAGTGGTGATAATCCGGGTGCTCAACAAAATATAAAGTATGGAGCTAGAGAATGGTTTGATACAGATTGGAATTATGGAGACAAGGTACAGAAAACTACGAGTGGTACAGCTCGAATCTATGAAGCACAAGCTGCTATAAGTTCTGGTACTGCTGCACCTACACATACTTCTGGAACTACAAATAACTGGAAGTTTATTGAAACTGTGGCGACTGCTACATCTAGAATAACTAATTACTTAACAACAAGTGACCCAGAAAATTTACAATTCCTTACTATCAACGACACTACCTTTGTTACTAACCGTGATAGCTCTAACGCTAATACTAAAGTAGGTGAGACTGGATCTACATTTGATAGACCAGAGCCTCACTGTGCTATGATAGAACTATTAAGAACAGAGAATGGACGACAATACGGTATTAATATTTACGATAGCACTGCTACTTCTAGCAACCTCACTACTGTAAAACGAGCAACTAAAGTTAAGATTACAGGTAATAACTATGACGAGGGAGACGGATCAGGTCACTGCCCCGGTATAGGTACAGAAGTATATGCTGTAACAGCTAAGTCTAGTTATGGATCTACAGAAAACATAGTGCATGTTAAAAATAGTGGTGGTACAACTCTGACATCAGGTAGAGATAACTTGACATTTCGTGTTACTGCTTTAGGTCAGCAAGGTGTTAGCCCTAACTATAGTGCTAGCAGCAACGGACCGGGTGGTAGTAACTATAGATGTAGTTATAACTTAGAAGTTGTTTTACTACATGGCGGAGAAGGATGGGAAGTTGGTGACGTCGTACGTGTTGAACCAGCTCATGCAACTGAAGCTACCAGCTCTGATAGTCAAGCTTACATCGAAGTCTCTGTAACAGAAATAGAAGAGACTCAAGTTAAAGCTACACTTACAAATAATGGAGACGGATTAGTACGTCCATCACCTACACCATTTGATGCTGATACAGCAGTTACAGCTGATACTATATTAGCTGGTATTGTCTCAGACTTACCATCTGGTATTAGTGCCAAGGTTATAGGACCGGGAATATATTTATCTAGTAACAGTGCATTTAACGTAGAGATTGTAGAAGAAGATCTTATGAGAGTCTTCCAGAAATCAATCAATGAAGTTACCTTACTACCTAACATGTGTAGACATGGTTATATAGTTAAAGTAGCTAACGCTAGAATGTCTGACGAAGATGATTACTACCTACAATTTCAAGGAGAAAATAATTTAGATGGTACTGGATCGTGGGTTGAATGTGCTATACCGGGTATAACTAATCAGCTTACAAACATGCCGTTAGTTATACAGCGTACAGGTTTATCAAATGCAGGCACATCTTCTGAGATGGGTACATTTACTATACGAGAGTTTGATTATGCTAAACGTCGTGTAGGAGATCTTATTACTAATCCTATGCCTACATTTCTAGGTAAACGTATTAACAAAGTATTATTCTTTCGTAACAGATTAGCTGTATTAGCTGGAGAGAATGTTATATTATCACGACCCGGTACACTTGGAGAGCCTGACTTCTTTATAGAATCAGCTCTAACTGTATCAGCTAGCGACCCTATTGATATATCAGCTGCCTCTATGTTTCCGTCAGAAATTTTTGATGGGATAGAAATTAATGCTGGTTTACTGGTATTTAGTACGAACCAACAATTCTTGCTATCTACAGATGACACAGTTCTGAACCCAGATACAGCAAAACTACGTAGCGTATCTACATACAATTATAATAAAGATGTACCTCCTATATCGTTAGGTACAACTATATCATATGTTGATAACTCAGGTAAGTATAGCCGAGTCAATGAAATGGCTAATACATCCAGAGAAGGAGAACCTGACGTTGTAGAAATCAGTAAGCTTGTACCTTCACTACTACCTAAAGATATAGATTTACTTACTAATTCTAGAGAAAACTCATTAATACTAGCAGCTAAATCTAACGATACTAACTGCTTTGTTTATGGATATAAGTATCTAGCTATAGGAGATAGAAAACAACAACAAGCATGGTTTAAATGGAAACTTAATAATCCATTAAAATATCACTTTATTGTTAATGATGACTATTATTTTGTAGATACAGATAACTTTTTACAATCTATCAAATTAGTACAGTCAGATGAGGAGCCTAGTATTAATCAAGATGATGTTAATTATCTTATACATTTAGATAATCATACAGATATATCAGGTGGATTATACAACACAACAACTAATTTAACTTCATTCGCTAATGTAACTTGGATGCCTCAAGTGACTTCACCTAACTATGAATTAGCTATTGTAGACGTAGATCAGAACGCACCTAGAATAGCTAGATATGCTAAACCTACAACTACCGGTAGTAACAGCTTTACAGTACCGGGAAACTGGTCAGGAGTTACATTAAAAATAGGATACCTTTATGAATATCTTGTAGAGTTCCCTAGAATATATCCTACTAAAGTTTCGGGAGAAAAATCTTTTGCCGATGTTAATTCTTCACTTATTGTACATAGAGTTAAATTTCATTTTGGTAAGATAGGTCTTTATGAGACTAACTTGAAACGGTTAGGTAAAGATGATTACCCTGATGTATATGAATCTAATCAGTTAGATGAGTATGAAGTATCTGATGCTCCATATTTAGAAGAACATATACAAACTATACCAGTCTATGAAAAGAATAAAAACGTAGACATTACACTTAAATCAAGTCACCCAGCTCCAGCTACCCTAAGAGCAATGGCATGGGAAGGTGACTATTCACCAATGTTTTACAGACGTGCCTAATTACATACACCCAATCACGATGGAGGCTGCTACAGAAGTAGCCTTCAATCTCCGTCCAGATGACCTCAGAGAGGTCGAAGAGGGTCACGGGATAGATCATACCCACCTACCATTTCTCATGACTCACAACCCATCCTACGTGTATTTTACAGTGCCTGACGGCAAGACTGCTGGCATGGCGGGAGTAGG